GAGATTCTCTAGTTTGAGTAACAGTACAAATTAATCCTAGAGATGTAGAAATACCTACTCGGCCAGCGTTAGTTTCATTCTTCTTATTTATAGTCTTTAACCATCTCTTATAGGTAGATATTTTTTCTTTATCACTTGTCCGTGACCAATAAACAATATGTTTCATTTTTATACAAAAAATATGTTCCTTACTAAGCTCTAACCAAGGATCTATTTTGTATAACGCAAATGGACCTTTTCTATTATTAGGTACTTCTCTAATAATACAAGGATCCATAAGAATTAATTCTTCAGTCTCTTCTTCAAATTCTTCTATCTGGGCAAATATCTCTTCACCAGTAACTAATTTTATTATTGCATATTTGATCATTTTGGCCTCATGTTAATAGAAACTATTTCATAATTAAAGTTTTCTTCATTATATATTTTAACTCTTTCTATAAGATGATTTAAAGTATAATTTCTTTTTGTTCCAGAAGTGGTATCATCAGCAATGTCATAAAGAGTAGCTTTAGTCTTTGTGTTTCCTTTTCTTAAGACTCTACCGATTGACTGTAGATTCCTAATTCTAGACTTGGAAGGAGAAGCAAAAATGACGTTATGTAAGTTTTTAATATTAATGCCTGTGGAGAAAGTTCCATAAGATGCAACTACAATAGCGTTTGATTCTCTTTCAGTAATTTCTCGTATTTCTTCTCGTTCATCTGCAGCAACACCACCATGAACAAAGAAAACTTTACGTTTTACTGCAGAATTATTTATTAGATTGAAAAGTATCTCTCCGTGGGTTTCTACCCTACTGTATAATAATAAAGTATTGCCTTTTAAATCTAAAGTAAGATTTTTAATAAAATTATTACGTTTCTCATTTTGAATAATGAATTGAACTTCATCCTCATAAGTATCAAATGTCTGTGGGTCATGTTTTAATAAAAGAATTTTAATATCCAATTTAGCAAGATGACCTTTTTCCATTAATTCATCTGTGCGAATTATTTTATATGCAGGGCCGAACAATCCTTCCAATACCCATTTATGAGTTTGTGTTCCATCTAATGTTCCAGTAAATCCAAATCTATATTTTGCATCATGCATCTTTGTCATAATACTAACAAGTGATTTAGATTTAAATAAATGAGCCTCATCACCTATTACACATCCAAATCTTCTAAAAAATTTCTTATCTAATTTATAAATGGATTGCCAAGTAGTAATAGTTACTGGCATCATTACATCTTTATCTTTACCAGCATATATCTTATGACAATATTTTTCAGCATCCCATCCATAATCTATAAAATCCTTATACATTTGTTCTACGAGAGAAGTCGTAGGAACAACTAATAATACATCTTCCTTCTTATCTACCATATATCTTACAATGGAATATATCATTAAAGATTTTCCAGATGCTGTAGGAGATATTAAAAGTTTGCGATTATATTTTAATGCATCATGTACACCAGATATCTGATATGGTCTAGGTTTATATTTGGTAATCGCATTCATATAATCTTTAACACCTTCTGGAGATATAAATGCATTCTCCTCAAAAGGTGTACCATAGAATTCACTATCTAAAAATTCATATTCATAATCAGATCTTTTACAAAAGGATATAACTTTATCTAACAGTCCAACATAGATTTCTCCATTTGATTGATTAAACAAACGGATTTTTCCATCCCAGTATTTACTACGATACTGAGGCATGAATTTTGCGCCAGGAACCTCGAATGTAAATGCATCCGATAACTCATAATACACATGAGGTTCTTCTGAATCAATTTTTAAATAGACTTCATTCTTTTTTGATATAGTCAAATGTGCCATTCATATTATACCAACCAAGGGTATTTATTGGATCCATTGATGATCATATTTAGAGTCTCCTTTTCCATAACTTCCCAAAGGTACAATATTAAATGCTAAGGAACGTCTTGACTTATCATTATTATGAACAAGAACTTGATGCATTAAATAACTTGGAAAAAATATTAGTAATTTAGGTTGTGGAGTTATTTTCCAAGAATGGCTATTAATAATAGTACAATCAGAATTATTAGCAGATATCATAAAATCTGATAATTGTGATACAGGACTACTAAATTCTAATTGAGCACAACCTTCTGGATAATAATCTTGAAAATAATACACACCACTATACAAAGAATTTTTATGTAAATGTAATTGTGCAGATCCACCTTGATCAACATTAGTTATCCATGAAGTTGTTATTATATAATCATTATTATATTTAAGTATTTCATCAGAATATCCTTTAAATTTACTAAGTAAAATATCTCTAATTTCTGGATAATATTCTAATATCCTTCTCTTATCATTAAAATTTTTATTAGATGTAGTATTACTAATGTTGTCATTATGACTTCTAAGAAAATTTTGATAATTATTTAATGCATCTGTATTCTCCTCAATAATTGTAATTACTAATGGTGAAGAAAATAATGGTAAAATTTCAAATTGATTATTCATTTAATCATAACCTCTAATAAATTTTTGCCATTCAATAGCATTCTTAATTTGAAATGTTCTGTTTTGAATAGTCTTTATAATATTCTCAAGATAATCTATCATAGTATCATAATACTCAACCTTAAGTTCAGCATCTGTTAATCTTTTATCTGCATCAAGATATCTTTGTATTGCATCCTTTTCCCTTACTTTATAAGGAAATGGTTCTTTTTCATATACTTCTGGTTCTGCTTTACCAGAATAGTATAAGTATCTTTCTTGTAGAACTGTTTGATATATCTTCTTAGCTTTTGCTCGGAGAAGTCTCAGATCATTAAAGAGTTGATAATATTTTGCATGTAATGAAGGCACCACCAATGAAGCGGTATGCAATTCATCAGGATCAATCTGGGAATCTTTCTCCCACATTGATTGAATTGTCTCAAGGTTCATACTTCTTTGAAGTCTTTATCTAATAGTTGGAAAATTTGATACTTAAATAGTACCTGTGCTGTAAAGTAATTTATATCTGTATTAGTTGCGTCAAAATCTAAAGCAGATAAACTAACAGGGAACAACCCTTCTAGTTTAACATAAGATTGTGGTCTTAGGTTACTATTTAATATTTGTAATGTACCGTCAGAATATTCTGCATATGGATTATCTTTTTCTGCAATGCCAGGATAAAATATATCTTCTTTCTTCATATCGGTAAAATCTTTTTGGCTGTTGGGATATCCCAAACCAATCATCCATTTATATATTTCATTATAATTAGTCATCTCTTCATCAACAATAAAACTAATACGAAATTCATCGTAAACTAGTTTATCGCCTGGTAAATCCAAATCTTTGTATGGAGTTGGCTGTACTGCAGTACCTAATGTTATGCCTGGCAAATTAGCTCTAGTCGATAAAAAGTCTACCTTTGGGCATTTATTGATCTTCAATTTAAAACCAACAGGCGATAGAAAATTTCTATTTGATACCTGTTGTAAAGATGGATTAATAGCCATTATACATATTTTCTTTTATTTATCACTCCTCCATCATGTAATACATCATCGTCATCCAAAATGTAGTGAACATGGAGACGGTTCCGAGTATCATTAAAACCATTTTAAAAGTCTCGAAATAATTAAACATCTTTCGTAATATTTCTTCACAATTATTTAGACAAAAAAAGACCTCCCGAAGGAGGTCTCTGAATAAAGGAATTATATCCTTTCTTTTTACATTAGGTTAGTAACCTTAACTCTTCTGTAGTAACGGTTAGCGTTCTTTGTAAGAGCTCCTAATCCCTGAGTTGTTCCTTCAGCAAATGGGTTGGCAACCATACCATATCTGGTCTTGAAGCCGATCTTAGGCTGGAAGGAGTTCTCTCCCACAGCACGAACCATTTGTAGAGGCACGTAAGGACAATAGAATAGTCCAGCGTCATAAGGAGAAGATCCCTTATATCCAACTACGTAGAAGTGATTAGCCTCACCGCCACCTGAAGCAGCATAAGGATCGATGTATACACGATACTTACCATTGATTGTACCAGCAAATGTGTTACCAGTGTCATCAACGTTCAAGTTAGCATTAAGTGCAGGTGTGTAATCAAGTACACCAGCCATTGTTAATGCAGAAGCAACGTCAGCAGAAGTAACGATGATGTTACCCTTTCCACGACGAGTTCTTTGTGCAACAGCGTTAGCATCTCTTTCGATCTGGAAGAGTAGTCCTTTGAACTTCTCAACTGACCAACGACCATTACTGTCAACGTCTAAGTCGAATGTACCTGCAGTTGCAGTGTTAGCTTGAGCACCAGACTCAGCAACCTTGTAGATAGTACGAACAACTTCTCTGTTGATTTCAGCGAGGATCTCTGTAGAAAGAATATTCGCTAACTCAGCCTCAGCGTTCAATCCGTGGATTGCTTTGAGGTCTTGAGCAAGTTCTAGTGAATACTCAGCCTTTAACGCACGAGACTTAGCAGTAACTGTTACTTTCTCGATGCTGAATGCCATTTCACGGAAGGCATTAGAGCCTGTTCCGTCAAGAGCTTCTGCATCACCAGTATTCATACCCTGACCAACAGAGTACAATGCCTGAGCAACGTCTCCAGATCCGAGTACAGATGGGTTAGTTCCCTGCTGAGGACCAGTAGTACCAAAACCAGCATTACGGTTTGTAATTCCACCAGTTAGGTCTTGTCCAACATCCTGTCCAGAGAATGCTGAATCTACTTCATCGTAGAACGTCTCTGTTCCACTCTGATTTGTGTAGCGTGAACGCATCGCAAAGATCAGACCTGTTGGTCCGTTCATTGGTTGTACGCCACAAATGTCGTATGCCAAAAGATTAGGCATTGAACGACGAATTAAACTTATTAGAACTGGATCGAAACCTGCAGTAGGACCAGCAGCTGTTGCACCAGCACCGAATCCGCCACCAGCACCAGCAGCATTACCTGCGTTAGTGATTTCGTTCAAGTTACTTGGAGAACCTTCGTATAGAAATTCTCTCTCTTCACGCATAAAGCGCTCTTGGTTTTCTAGCAGTACAGCGGTTGTAGCTCTTCTATGAGGATCCTTGATATTCTCAAGACCTTCATGTTCTAGAAGGGGCTTCCACTTTTCCTGCAACTGTTCTGAATCGAACATTTGCTATTTCCTATAAATGGGTGTTTACGTTTGATTATAATATTAAATTCACTTCTGGACCTTATTCAAAGCATTCATGTATTGAGCCATTGCACCAGTATAATTCTGGGTCTGTGCTTCTTCACTTAACACTTCTTCTGAGGTCTCTTTCTGAACACTCTGACCAAAGTATGACTCCTTTAGAGTCTCCAGTTTTTCACGATATGATTCTTCACTTTCAAACTCAACACTCTCAGCAAGTGTCGTGAGCTTTTCTTTCTGACTTAAGGCAAGACCTTCAGCCACAGAAGAGATAATACCATCTGCAGTAGACTCAGAGAGTCTCTTGTTTAGGTTTACATTCTTCTCAATTTGCTCATTGAGTTTGGTCTCCATTTCATCAAGCTTGTTGACCATATTCTCGACGACATCATATTTTTCTTCAGGGATGGATACATAATGTTCTTCAAAAAGCTTTTTCATGCCACCAAGGAAGGATTCAGTCATCTCAGACTTTAATCCATGCTCAACAGCAATTGAATTCTCCTTGAGCCACTCATCAGCGACGTACTCAAGATAAGAATCAACTCTTTCTACGAGAGCAGACTTGACGGATTCAATTTCCTCGCCAATCTTCTCTTCGTTTTCTTTCTTAAGACCCTCAGCAATTTCAGCAACCTTTGAGTTTATTGCAGCTTCAAAGATTGTTCTTGCTTTGCTTTGGAACTCTTCTGAAAGTTCTTCTCCAGAGAATAACGCAGACATATCCTGCTCGATATCGAGTTCAGGTGCTTCCGTGACTTGTTCTTCTGCCACTTGCTCTTCCTCTGCAACTACCTCTTTAGACTCATCTGGTTCGACAGATTCAGGTTTAACATCACCAGATTTAACTGCTGACTTAGCACCTTTGTTAACAACATTGCTTACTTTAGCAAGTGTTTTGCCAGGTGTGTTTAACTTAGCCGAATCGTCATCGGTCTTGTAGTTATCGGGAGTAGGTCCGCCGAGATCCTCCACTTCAGCAGAATTGCCAGGTGTTACTACACCAGACGCATTTTGACCTGCTTTAGGAAGGGCTGCATCTCCAGCTGCTGCTTTTGAATTGACAGCAGTTTTGGATTGCACAGTGCCTACTTCCATTTCTTGTAAATTTTTACCAACGGACATTGTTTTAGCTCTCCGAATTTAAGACTTTATACTTGTGGAATCTTTTATTATTTAGAAAAGTTATAAATTAAAGATTTCCTAAGAAGTCTTTAAATAACTTTAATTTATTTTCTTGAAGTTGACGTGAACTTGCAAGAGTATTAATTTGTTTATATGTTTTTGCTGCAAACTTTTCTCTTAGGACTCCTCCGTCCCAAATCCAATCCTTTCCTTCCATGATGCCATCCACAAATGCATCTGGAGCTGAAGGATCTGCAACTATATCAGCTGCGGTTGCTAACATAAAGTCTTCACCTACAACATTAACACCTTCATTGTTCATACTAACTGAACCAACACCTCTAGAAGAAACACCAAGTTTAACTCCTTCATCAAGAAGATTCTTAGCAATACTACCCATAGGTGTATTCAAAATTTTAGCACGACCAATAAAGTTCGCACCTTCTTGTCTCAAAGAAGTAATCTTATGTGAAACTCTGTCGAGGTTAACAGTAGGGCCATCGGGATGTCCCAATTCTCCTAATGCACGACCTTTATTCACAAAGGCTTCATTGTATCTTGAAACTTCTTTTGCAAGAGTTCCTGCAGGATACATTCTGCCATTACGGTTTTTAATATCACCTTGAAGGAAAACTCCTTCTATATAAAGGTTCTTTTTACCGCCACGTTCTTCGACGATAACCTCTACATTTTCGATTTCTTCTCTGATAAGTTTCATTTCTATCTACCTGAATTTGAATCTACTTGAGTTGCCATAAGTGCGGCTACGCCACGTAATCCTTCACCGACTTTTAAGTGAATAACAACTCCACTAGCTGCTGGAACAACCAATGTGCCCAAAGTAGCGTCGTCATCCGTATTGCGAAGAGTTACTGTTTTGTTTGTGGTAGCATCAGTGTTTGCGACCCAAACAGCAGTTGATGTTTTAAATTGTGTTGTGTTGGATAATGCAGCAGCAGTTCCTTTAATCCTCATTTTCTAGTTCCTCTTCTTGGTCTACAGTTGGTTCTTCGGGTTCTACTTCATCGCTTTTAAAAAGATCAGCAACGGCTGCAGGTCTTTCACCTTCAACCTTATTAGCGGACTTCGCATAAAGAAGATCTTTAATAGCATCAGTTATTTCATGAGCAGGAGCGTCATCCAATACTCTATTAATCAATTGTTCAGAATCCACGATGATGTAAATATACTAAGTTTATTTATATTTCGCCGCCCGTTGGTGCCGCAGGAGCTTCTGGACTCTCCAAACTTGCTTGTTGTGAAGCAACCTCAGTAGCTGCAGCACTCAGTTCCATTTGTTGCATTAATAATGGATCTGTATATAATCCAGCCTCAATTTCTTGCGAAATTATTTTATCTTGTTCGATTATTTCTTCTTCAGTTTGATGTAAAATTTCACGTCTTATATAATCCTGTGAATAGTACTTACCAATATATGGTTCTACTTGTTGAAGATTACCCATTCTTTCATTAAACAGTTCACTATTTTTAAGTTCTGCAAAATGATTATCGTAAATATAATCAAACTGAATATGTTCAGACATTGAAGTCCAGTCTTCTGGAGTTACTACGTTCTTAAGAAGTAGTTGTGTCTTTAACATATCAAGGAACATATTTGAGAATCTCTTTCTCAAACGTCCAACAAACTTATTAAATCTAAGTTCATCTCTTAAGATCTCAGAAGATCTACCCATATTAAATCCAGAGTCGCCACTTAAACGAGTCTCAGGAACACCTAAAGCTTTGTATAATTTCTTCTGGAAATAGTGAATATCAGTAATTTCTCCAAGATTTTGGCCGCCTGGAAGAGTTGTTATTTCAGTTCCTCTACCTCCTTCACGTCTAGGAAGCCAGAAATCTTCTAGCATAGACATGAATTTTTTATCATCTCTTATCTCACCAGTGTTTGCATCATAGACCAACTTAGATCTATAACGATTCATAACCTCACGAAGGTATTGTTCTGCCTTAACTTTAGGTAGATTACCAACATCAATATAGAATATTCTTCTTTCTGGAGCACGAGATAATCTATAGATAACAAGACTATCTTCAATCATTCTTAATTGATTGAGAGCCTTAATACCTTTATGCAACCATGATAATGTAATATGTTTGTTACGATCTACAAGTCCTGAAGTACAATAAGTTACTGCATCTTTTGCAATTTTAATTGCACCTTGAGTTCCATTAGTAGGTGTATAACTTTTATTTGCACCACTTGTGGCATTATACTCAAAATACTCTTCAAGTTCGGGAGTTATTGCTAATTTCTTATTATCTGATATTAAATCTGTACCATTTAAATCCTTCTTCTTCATCTGACGCACATACTTAACCTTCAATGCGTCGATGTATCTTAATTCCTGTATTCCCTCATGTGGATTTTCTAAATCAATTACCTTATGATAGTATAATCTTCCATCAACATACCAATTACGGAATATTTCATGAGACTTTGAATCAAAATCTAATAGATCTTTTATATACTTAAACTCATCACGGATGATTTTTTTAATATTATCACC